CCCGAAATTCGAGCGGCGTTCTCGGCAATATTCATTGCCAGCGAAGTTTTCCCCATCGACGGGCGACCACCGATAACAATCAGTTCGCCCGGCTGCATGCCTGTCGTGCGCGCATCAAGATCTACGAAGCCGGTTGGTATGCCCGTTACCCCTGTACGATCTTCTCGCTGACTTAGCTCGTCAACGCGCTCCATCACCCCAAACAACACTGAGTTCAGTGGCACAAAGCCCGCGCCATTGAGTCGCGCGCTATCGGAGAGGGCGAGTACCGACTGCTGCGCGTCATCGATTAGGGCGGCCGTTTCACGGCCACCGGTGTTGTGCGCAATGTCGATCAGTTTTGCCCCTACACGGGATAGTGCTCTGCGAATGGAGCGGCCGCGAACAATCTCGGCATACCGCATAACGTTGGACGCTCCCGGCGTCGATTGCGCCAATTCATTCAAGTATTGAAGCGGCTCCTTTATATTGGCGCGAGTCGCCTGTAAGTAGTCAAACACCGTGATTACATCAACCGCCCTACCATCAGCCAGCATATGACCGAACGCATCAAATATCAGCCGGTTATCGCGCGTGGTGAAATCGTCGCTCGACAGGATGGACGCCGCAGTATCATATGCCCCGTTATCCAACAGAATCGCGCCGAGCACCGATTGCTCGGCCTCGATCGCATTGATGGAATCGGGGTTAAGTTTGGATGAAAGATCGCTCATAATTCCCTCACTAAAATATAGGAAAACTAATCAGCCTGACGATCACGAATCGAATCGTCGAAATGCAAACCACTCCGTTGGAATTTTCGCGTGGCTCAGCGACCAGCAGCGCGGTACTTCTGCCACTAGAACTTCCTCGTGGTACTTAGTGGAACCGCTCCCGAATTAGGCGATTCTGTCGTGTTGCCTATCGACGGCGAAATGAAGTGGTTCACCATCGAATATCACGCACTCGCCTTCCCCGCGGATGGCTGCTTCAATCTTGTGATCGCCGTCCGACGCGAGGATTAACTCTCATACCTCGCGCGGCGTCGCCTACCACCACGCCCGCTTCACGGGCTCCTTCAGCGGCCTCTTCAAAATACTGCCCTTCGTAACCACATGCGAACGGATCGTTACGCCCGGGTCTGCAGCGCACGTCCCGCGCAGATCTGGGCATCCCGTTTACGAAGTCCCGCAGCTTCGGATTTTCACAAGTCGATCCTACGGCCACGAAATAGCGGCAATCCTTACAATATCTCGATGTCATTTTCAACCAGATAAAAGTAAATACGCAGCACATACTAATATTAGATATCGGAACCCTGCGATAGTCCGATCTCCGATTCAGCGCGGCCGTGCTCTACGACGACCAGCCTTCCGTGCAATCCGGATCGTTTCTTCAATCCGACGCTGCGCTGCGCGTCCAATCTTCTCAATCGACTCGACTTCGCGCGGCTCGATTACACCATCGCTTATCGCCTGCCGGACTTCGTTGGCAAGTCCACCAGCTTTGGTATTGACCAGCAGCACGGACTCAACCAGCGCATTGATACATGCCGGAACGTCGCCAAGATCGACGCGCACGGACACAAGCCCAAATCGCCCGTTAAATGCATGTACAGCATCCAACGCGTGCGGCTGGTTCTTTTCGAGCATCCATTCGACGAGCAGCTCGAACATTTCGCCCGACAAGCGCGCACCGTCGACTTCGCGCAATTTCAGGCGCAGTGCCTCACCAGTGATCCGCACTCCGCGTCGCTCAGCTAAGTACCGAGCCGCTTCCTCAACCTTGCCGGGCGTTTTTAGCACCGACGTGTACAGGACGTCGTTCCACGCCGTTTGACTGTATTGGTGAGCCATTTTTACCCTTGAATTTCACCGTTTTTCATCCTGTTAACCGCGTGACAGATCGAATACCATTCCATCACTCAATCAACGGAGCCGGAATTTATGGAAACAATTCGCCCCGACGACTTCCGCTGCAATTTCTGCGTCGAGATACGAAAAGAGACGCCCGGGCGCACGCCCAACGGCCGTCTGAGCCGATTTCCCAGCCTGGTTCGCGGCCGGTGCGAACCACGCGGCGCATATCGAAGCCAGGATCATTTCCTCACCTTTCTATCCGCCTCCTTCATCGCAACAGGCGATGCCAATTGACGTTATGCGAGAATCGAAGCCTCTGACCTCTTCAATCACCACACAACGAGGGTTCACTTGAATAACCAACCCATCAGCAAATTGTCCGATCGTGCGAAAGCGGTACTAGAATTCGAACGGTTATTGAAACAATCGGACTATCTGCACAGCATCATCACGAGCCATCGGGAAGCAACGGCCGCAATTTTTGCGGACGTCCTTGCGCTTCTCGTGCAATCTTCAGCGCTAGAGCCCGCTCGCGTCTTAGCTCAGCTCGATGCATTGGATCAAGAAACGGATCGGCCAAGCGAAGACTCCAGTCGTCGCGTCCTGATTGCAGCGATCCGAGATCGAATGAAATCCGCATGACTCGCGCGAGCCGCTCCCGGTGTCGATGCATCGGTGCCGGCTTCAACGACACTCGCTCAAAGTCGCGTTCGCGGAATCGTCGGCTTCCGCGCTTCGTTACAAATCGACGTTGCATCAGTCACTCCCCTTCTGTTGGATGAGCTCCGGCCAAATGTCTTGCCAATCGTCAGGACGGAGGTTGCGACAGGTCACCTCGAGGTCAGCTCTATCTCTCGGGCTGGCGCCCGAATCGTCGCCGGCCGATGGAACTTGATTACGACGACGTCGATAAGCAAGCAAAGAAGGCGGGATTGCTACCGATCGACGACGGCGATTGACGCGGCCGTCCGGGCCGATTTCCCAGTCGCGTTCGCGGCCGGTGCGGACCAGCCGACGCATGTACGCCTCTTGCAGCCAATCGACCCACCGGACGTTGTGCCGATAGGCAAGACGAGCGATCGGACTACGGTGATGCAGCAAAACGTATCGAAGTAGAGACCAACCGAACCGGATTTTCATGGCATTGCTCTCCATCGCGCGGTTGCATCAATCGCGTTCACCGACAACTCCGTACCGTCAACCTCACAATCGATTGGCGATACGACACACGATGTCAAAGCTGCGCGTAGCGCAGCCCAATCAACGTCAGGCCGCAGTTCTTCGCATGTAACGCCAGTTAGATGCTGAACAACAGGACAGCGCTCCATTGGTACGCCACGGGATACCCAGTTGGAAACCGCTTGCGGTGTGGTGCGCTCCCCGATCAGTTCGGCCAGTCGCTTCGTGCCCCGGGCCCGTTTGATCGCGCGCCGGAGCGCTTCGGCACCGGGATGTGGTGTCTTCGTCTTCATGGCGAGAAGAATACACGCCATGTGAGTTTAATGCAACGCGTCGTGAGCTTCATTGTGAGCCACGGGGCGTGAGTGCCCGGGTACTCTCTCATTCATCATGGAAAGCACAAAAATCCCTTGGGATCTGATAGCGCAAAAGCTTGAGCGCCTCGGCAAAAAGCCCGCATGGCTGGCTGAGCAGCTCGGCGTCGGAACGAATGTCACGACGAACTGGAAGAAGCGCGGAGGCGCTCCTCAAAACCGAGCTAAGGCCTTGGCCACGGCACTTCGTTGCAGCACCGATGAACTGCTATCGAGCATCCCCCAATCGGCCAATAAAGCTACAAAACCCAATCAATCCGCTTACAATCCCGTTCACAATGGTGACAACTTTTCGGCCGGCCCGGACCTCAGGTCTAGGTGGTATCCGGAAATTTCATGGGTACAAGCGGGGATGTGGACTGAAATTGCAGATAATTTTCAATTAGCCGAGGACACAAAGAAGTACCAATGCCACATTGATCTAGGCCCTCATGGCTTCGTGCTTCGAGTAGATGGCCTATCAATGACAGCCCCTCCTGGCGTCTCGCCCTCTTTCCCGCCAGGAATTTTGTTATTCGTCCGCCCCCACGAGGATGCACTACCCGGCAAATTCGTGATCGTACGTCGCAACGGCAATACGGCGACGTTCAAAAAGCTGACAGTGATTAATGGCGAGCCGTACCTAGAAGCCCTCAATCCGAACTGGCCCGAGCAGTACATCAAGGTGCACCCGGACGATGTTTTTTGTGGCGTGGTTATGCACGCCGGCTTCGACCTATAACTCTCACGTAATCACCACCCCGTCGGCCCCGAGCCCACCTCCGCATAGATTGCGGCGGTGGGCTTTTTTCTTCTCAGCCGGCTCACACCACAAGAGGCACTCACAAAAATTCTTGCCACAAACTCACACGGTGTGTATTCTTTGCCCATCCACTAAACTCACAAGGGGGCGCCGTGAAGAGTTACCGCTGCTATTACCTGATGAAAGGCGACGAACCGTCGCCGCTCACACCGTTCGTTCAGCTCCAAGCTGCTGACGCTACATCGGCCGCACAACTCGCGATGCACATCACTGGTTGCGCGCGCGTCACGGACGTGCAGCGCCTCGAGGCATAAGCGATGCGCGCCGCAATTTCTCTCGCGTCCGCCGGCATCACGAATTTCGCTCACGTATGCAGCGCACGCCGCGACTGGCATCCGCTTGCCGCGCTCGGCTTGCTGCTCCTGCTCGCGGAAACTGTCGCGCCCAGCTGGGGAGGTTGAATGATGCCCGGCCACCACACCGCTCAATCAATCGATCGGCGCGCAGCGGACGCAGCGAAATTCGCCGCAGCGCATGCAACCATCGGTTCAAACGACTACGCGGCCCACTTCATCAGCGCACTTACGGGCTTTTTTGCGCTGCCGATTCCAGACCGCAATCAACTGATCGGAGCGAGCCATGCCTCGACCAGCCGGTAAGCCCATGCCCCTCTGGAAAATCGTGCTGCTCTGGCTCGCAGTCGGTATCGGTTGTGTCGCGTGGACGTATACCGGTGAGCCGGCCGAAGCGTTGAGCACGGACACCTATCGCACATGAGCCGCCGATGCAGAAAGCTCACCTGCCCGCGCACCTGCTTCGAGTCGAATGGCAATTGCTGCACATGCGTGGCGATTTCGACATCGCGATCCAGCGCGAAAGCGTCCGCAAGATGCTGGAGTCGTCGGCGCGGGCCCGCGAGTCACGCGAGCAACGGCGCGCAGCTACTCGCGCGGACATTAAGCGCCAGCAAGCCGGCGACGCGGATGATTGATCGATGCCGCGCTGCCACGTGCGCGGCATTCACTGCATGGCGCGCCGTGCCCACGCTGACAGAACCCCGCGTCGGCGCCGACCATCGCTAATTTCATTAACATCACTAACAAAATATATTCATGGCGAAAAACTCACTCGATGCCTATGGCGCCGCTGGAAAAACGAATCTACTGTTTTTCGATCCGGAAAAGCTGGTGCTCGTAACGGACAAGACGTCACCTCTTTACGATCATCGCGTTCATCTGCCTGTCGATGAAATGATGGCGCACAACATCGACTATCAAGGGATCGTGATGCCGATCGAAATCTCGAAAAATCCCGAGACAGGTGATGTCGAAGTCGTAGTCGGGCGGCAGCGCGTCAAGGCCTGTCGACTAGCGAATATATGGCGAAAGGAGCGTGGCGCCGCACCCCGCCAGGTGCCGGCGATCGTTTTCAAAGGCAAGCGCGAGCACGCCGTGGATGCGATAGTCAGCGAAAACGAACACCGTCGCGCAGACACGCCGCTCGGCCGCGCCGAGAAGATGCGGCAGCTAATGGCACTTGGCCGCGGTGAAGATCAGGTCGCGATGATTTTCAACTGCAAAGTTGCAACCGTGCGTTCAACACTCGCCTTGCTCGAGTGCTGCGTGGACGTACAGAAAGCAGTCGACAGCGGCAAGGTTCCCATAACGCACGCCGTCAAACTGGCGCACCTCAAGCCGGACGCACAGCGAGAAAAGGTCCGTGAACTTGTTAACGTAGCGGACACGAAGAAGGGGCACGAAAAGTCCCGCGCTCAGCGCGAAGTAATGGGACATGCGGATCCGCGGATGAAAACGCGCAAACAGATCTGTGCGGAGCTGCAGAACAGTAGCGGTGAACGTGCTGCCGCCCTTCGCTGGGTTCTTAGCATTGAAAGCGACCGCGACACCTTTGATCGCGTTATGCCGAAACTTGACTGAGCGGCGCACCCGCTAGGAGCAGCAATGAAACCGATTTATCTCGACCTGCCTGCCGTTGCCAACGCAGTGTCGTTATCCGAAGCCACTATCCAGAAGCTCGTGCGCGAGCACAAATTCCCAAAGCCGCGCATCCTGTCCGATCGACGCGTCGCTTGGCTGACACGCGAGATTGAAACGTGGGCGGAGGCGTGCCCGGTGTCAGATCTGGCACCTCCGCCTAATACCGGTCACCGCAACAGACGTCGCAAGATTTGCGTAAGTCAAAACCTGACCTGCGGGTCAGCGTCAGATCAGGCCTGAGATGGCATCGCCGTCACTTCTTCAAGGGCCGTGATCGCCCCGGAGGAGACATCCGCTCCCCCTGATCTTATCGCCGCAATGCTGCCGTTCGTACCCGTACAGCCGCGCGTCCTACTCAGCGATCGACCTTGAGCAACTCAATGATCTGGTCAACGCCGAGGTCTCGACCAAAGCCTAGAGTCGCCCGGATCGATTCGAACGCTTTGCTCATGCGGCTATAGCGAGCAGCGGTCGGGGCGTGCGAGTTGAAGTCACGCTTCTTGAATCGGGAAAAGCGATCCATTTTTTCAACAATGAAGCGGGCGATGCTCATTAAAGAGCTCTCGTTATTCCCGTCGAAGCCAGCGAACTTAGGCAGGTAGCCATGGTTCGCAGCCTTCAGGCGCTCAGTTTCTTCTGGCGTCAGCTTCTCGATGCCGCCTTCGATGAAGTCCCACATGTCCAGCGTATCGACTACCAGATCGACGTCTGCGGGTCGATCTGTGTGTGTATGGAACAACCCCTGCATCTCCCACGTTGGAGCCCAGTAGTGCCCCCCGTAGATGGTGTCAGCGACAAAATCGACGTCGGTTTCGGCATCCTTGATTTTCAGGTGCTTCATAATGTCTCGCAGCATCATGAAGTTCAGCTTGTCTCCATCCGTGAGGTGAATGCTCTTGCCCGTCATCGTGCTGAGTCCGACGTCCACTAGCTTACGGACGGCATCGGAGCGAGAACTAGCTTGGCCCGTCTCATTCATCCAGGTGTCAATACGTTCGATGAGCTCTTCATCGAGTCGTAGTTCAAGTCGTTCGGCTTTTCCCATGGCAAATCCCCGGTTTTCCGGCGAAATGCCGGAATGCCGTACAAATGTACGGCATAAATGCCAAGTTTGTCAAATGCCGGCCAACCAACAGAATCGAATTCGTCCCCAAAGCAGTCACATCCGAATGACCGCAACCGGCCGAACTGAGTCAGACGATCCGATGCCGTCTGTTCGGTCTAGCCCAGCCTCAGACACAATTACTTCGTCGGATACCGGAGCGCGAGTTCTTCAAGGAACTGCGACAGGCGCGTGAGCCACTCTCGGCGCTCGCGATCATATTGGTGCCGGTTATACACACTAGCCACCCCGGGTTGAATATGCCCGAGTACCGCCTCCGCGACATCATGCGGGCACCCAAGCGCGGCGAGCACTGTTCGGGC